GTCATCTGCGATTTACTTACAGTAGCGACGTTTCGCGATCAGGGATCGTGGTGACTTTGTGTGAGGACCACGAACCGGGGCCAGCTGGAGCAGACGCTCAGGGAGCTGCGCCGTCTCGGCCGCATCGAGAAGATCGACGCCGCGGCGGTCCAGGCGCTCCGCTCGATGGCGTTCGCGCTGGACGATGACCCGTCGAACGCCGCCCTGTGGCGGCAGTACCGGGAGGCGCTGAGGGAGCTGACGGCGGATGACGATGACGGCCCCGCCGGTGCGGCTCTTGCCGACCTGTTCGCCGAAGTGGGCGACCAGGCGCCGTCCTGAGCGGGAGTCGTTCGGCGGTGAGCTGGCGTCGGTTGCGTCGAAGCTGGGTCAGCCGTTCATGCCGTGGCAGCGTGACGCGGCCATGGTCGGATGCGAGATCGACCCTCAGTCCGGCCTGCCGGCTTACCGCAAGGTGGTCATCACGGTGCCGCGGCAGCAGGGGAAGACGACGCTGTACCTGTCCTGGCAGGTCAGCCGGTGCCTGTCGCCGCGGTGGGCGCAGCCGCAGCGGTCGGCGTTCACGGCGCAGTCGGGGAAGGACGCGCGGGATAAGTGGATTGACGAGCTGTTCCCGCTGATCCGCCGGTCCCGGGCGCTGAGGCCGGGCGCGGGACTGACGGCCCGGATTTATGAGGGCATGGGGAACGAGTACATCCGGTTCACGAACGGGTCGGTCATCCGGCTGCTGTCGACGTCGGCGTCCTCAGGGCACTCCAAGACGCTGCACCAGGCGGTGCTGGATGAGATCTGGCATGACGCGGACAGCCGCCGGGAGCAGGGACTGGGGCCGTCGATGCTCACGGTCGCCGATGCGCAGGTGCTGATGTGCTCGACGGCGGGGACGGCCGCGTCGGTGGTCCTGGACCGGTACATGGAGCTCGGGCGCGCGGCTGCCGGGGCGGATTCCGGGAACGGCATTGCCTACGTCGAGTATTCGGCGCCTGATGGCTGGGATCCGCTGGACGAGGATTCGTATTTCGGGTTCATGCCGGCGTTGTGTCCCGCTCCGCCGTGCCGGTGCGGGGGCGGGAAGTGGCGGCATACGGTCACGATGGACGCGATCCGCAGTGAGCGGGCCTCGATGGAGCCGGCTGAGTTCGCCCGGGCATACGGGAACGTCCCGGACCGGTCGGGGCAGCGGGCGGTCATGGCGTCCGGCGGGTGGGCGTCCTGCGCTGACCCGGGGTCGCGGATCGAGGGCCGGGTGGCGCTGGCGTTCGCGGTGGCGTCCGATGAGTCGCCGTGGGCGGGTGCCACGTCGATCGCGGTGGCGGGGCGGCGGGCTGACAGCCTGGGCCACGGCGAGCTGGCGGAGCCGCCCCGGCCGGGCACGGCGGGGCTGGTGGGCCGGCTGGTGGAGCTGGCGGATAAGTGGGATCCGTGCGTGCTGGTGATGAACGGGGCCGGCGCGTCGGCGGCGTTCGAGAAGGAGCTGATCGAGCGCGGGTTCATGGTGGTCCCGGCGGGCAAGGACCCGCCTGCGGGGAAGCGGCGGCTGCAGGTCGTGGGGGCGCGGGAGTACGCCCAGGCATGCGGCGCATTGGTGCAGGACGTGAGTAACGACCGGTGGCGGCACCTGGGACAGGAGCCGCTGGACACGGCGGTCAGGGAGGCGCGGACACGCCCGCTATCTGATGCCTGGGCGTGGTCGTGGCGGGGCGCCAAGGCCGACACCAGCCCGGTCGAGGCGGTGACGCTTGCCCGCCATGGCCACGCGACCCATGGGGTTGCCGCGCCGCCTGCGCCGTTCGCACTCTGGGGTTAGGAGCACTCGTGAGCGCAGCGCGACTCGCGTGGGCGGCCGGCCTCTTCGAGGGCGAGGGCTCCTTGCAAATCTTCCGGAAGAAATACGTCCGAGCGCAATTGGCCATGACAGATAAGGATATGGTCGAGCGGTTTGCTGACATCGTTCAAGTCGGAACAGTCTATGGTCCTTATCAATACAGGACGAACCACAAACCGTTTTGGACGTGGATGTGTCAGGATGCGCTGGGAGTAGTCGCCGTCATTGATTCCTTCATGCCGTGGTTTGGCGAGCGCCGGAGAGCGAAGGCAGTAGAGGTCCGCGAGATGGCGATGATCGTGGGGACACGGAAACGGAAACTATCCGACACCTGCCGCAGCGGCCATCTGCTCGAAGGCGACAATATGCGAATTGATCGTCACGAGAATGGCAATGTGACGCGCCGTTGCCGCGTGTGCCAGAAGCAACGGATGGACGAGTGGAAAATGAGGCAGCCAGCATGACGTCTGTCGCTGAGCGCGTGCCGCTGGACCGGATCGGCCGGCGCGCCCGTGCCGCCCGCCCGGGCCGCACCGTCCTGGCGGTGGTCGCGTCGGTGCTGTTCGGCCTGGGCTGGCTGGCGTACCGGGCGTGCGCGGTGGCGTGGCTTGCTGCCGCGTGGTGCGGCTGCGCGGTGATCGAGGGCTGGCAGGAGGCCCGCAGGGCCGAGGCTGTGCGGAGGGCCCGTGCCGGGCGTCCTGGATAGGGTCAGCGCACGGTTCGCGGCGGCGCGTGGCAGGCCGCAGGCGAGCCTGTCGATGGACGAGTACGCCAGCTGGTTCTCGTACGGCGGGATGCAGTACCCGCTGCTGCAGACGACGTACAGCACGATCGACCAGGAACGGATCTCGGTCACCGCGGCGCATGCGGCGAAGACGTCGGGGCCGGTGTTCGCGCTGGTCCTGGCCCGGATGCAGGTGTTCAGCCAGATCCGGTTCGCGTGGACCCGGATGCAGGGCAGCCAGCCCGGGGACCTGTTCGGCACGGCCGAGCTGAAGCCGCTGGAGACGCCGTGGCCGGGCGGGGTCACGGCGGACCTGCTGGCCCGGATGGAGTGGGACGCGTCCGCGGCGGGGCAGGCGTACATCCGCCGCAAGGGGCCTAACCTGCACCGGCTGAACCCGTCGTGGGTGATCATCGTCATGGGCTCGGCCGAGGACGCGCCGAACCCGCAGATGGCGGCCGACACGACCGTCGCGGGGTACCTGTGGGTGCCGCCGGGCGGCAAGCCTCGCTTTTTCCAGCCGTCGCAGGTCGCCCATTACGCGCCTCTGCCGGACCCGGACGCGCATTTCCTGGGCATGTCCTGGATCACGCCGGTGCTGCGGGAGCTGCAGGGCGACCAGGCGTCCACTGAGCACAAGTGGCGGTTCTTCGAGAACAGCGCCACGCCGAACCTGGCGATCAAGTTCGACCCGGCGGTCACGATCGACGCGGTGCGCGCCTTCAAGGAGCTGCTCGAGGAGGAGCACCGAGGCGTCGCGAACGCGTTCAAGACCCTGTACCTGGGCGGCGGCGCTGACCCGGTGACGGTCGGCAGCAGCTTTAAGGACATGGACTACGCCGTCGTCCAGGGCCGCGCGGAGTCGCGGCTGGCGGCGGCGGCGGGCGTCCCGCCGAGCTGGGTCGGGTTCGCCGAGGGGCTGCAGGGGAGCTCGCTGAACGCCGGGAACTTCGACAGCGCCCGGCGGCGCCTGTCGGACGGCACCTGCGTGCACCTGTGGGGCAATGCCTCATCGTCGCTGGAGCCGATCCTGGACCGGCCGCGTGACAAGCGCGGTGCCCCGGTGCTGGGCGCGAACCTCTGGTACGACGACCGGATCCCGTTCATGCGGCAGGACGCGACGGACCGGGCAGGCATCCAGGCGCAGGAGGCGTCCACGATCGCGCTGCTGATCCGTGACGGGTTCACCCCGGAGTCCGCGGTGAAGGCCGTGAGTAACAACGACTGGAAGCTGCTGGTCCACTCGGGGCTCACGTCGGTGCAGCTGGTCCCGCCGAGTTCCGGCGCTGAGCCGCTGCCCGGCTTCGCGCCAGGGCAGGCCGGGCAGGCACCGGCAGTGCCGGCATCGAACGGGAACGGAGCGCGCCCATGACACGCACGCGCCAGCAGCGTGACGGTGACGGCAGCTGGTACCGGATCAGTAACCAGGCGGACGGTCCCGCGCAGATCATGATGTATGACCTGATCGGCATGTGGGGTGTCACCGCGAAAGACTTCATCCGGGACCTCGCCGCCATCGACGGCCCCGTCGACATCCATATCAACAGCGACGGCGGGGACGTCTTCGAGAGTTTCGCGATCTACTCGGCTCTCGCGTCCCGGCCGGGCGTCACCACCGTGGTCGACGGCATCGCCGCGAGCTCGGCGTCGCTGATCGCGATGGCGGGCGAGACGCGGCTGATGGCGAAGACCAGCCAGATGATGATCCACGACGCGTGGGCCGGGGTCGACGGGAACGCCGATGACCTGCAGCACATGATCGGGCGGCTGGAGACCGTGTCCGGGCAGATCGCGCAGGTGTACGCGGACACGGCGGGCGGCACCCCGGATAACTGGCGTGCCCTGATGAAGGCGGAGACGTGGTTCACCCCGGAGCAGGCCATGGCCGCCGGGCTGGCCACCGGCATCACCGGGACGGCCCGGGAGCCTGCCCGCGCGGGTGCTGGCCAGACCGCGGCGGCGGCGCGGTCCGGGGCGGTCCTGGCGGCCGCGGCGTGGGATCCGGACGGCGACGGGGATGACGACTCGACGCCGGAGGGTGACACCGACCACAGCCACTGGGCGGCGGACGGGACGCAGAAGAAGTCCGTGCCGGGCAAGCCGGTGCCCGGCCAGCCGCCCGCGGACTCGATCGCGGCGGCCAGCGTCGATGAGTCGGCGTGGGACGGGAACGCGGCCATGTCGGCGTGCACGTCCGGGTCGGACTACGCCGCGATCTGCGCCGGGCGCAAGGCCGGCCCGCCGGATGAGCGCGGGTCGTACGCGCTGCCGCATCACAAGCACCCGGGCGACCCGCCGAACGCGGCGGGCACCAGGAACGCCAAGGCTAGGCTCCCGCAGACGCAGGGCCTGACGAACCGGGCCGAGGCGGAGGCGCACCTCGATGCGCACATGAAATCGGTCAGCCCCGGCGGCCAGGCAGCCGGGTCAGCAGCATCAGCAGCGGCGGTCGCGCCGTCAGCCAGGGAAGGAAGGCAAGGCATGGGCAACGACGACGGCCCGCTGACCATCGAGGGGCGGCGGTCCAGGATCGCGGAGATCGAGGGACGCTGCCGGGAGGTCATGGCGTCCTACCCGGCGTCGGTGTTCCCCGCTGACGTGCAGACCGAGTGGGACCGGCTGGTCATCGAGAGCCGGGAGCACCGCCACGCGCTGGAGGCGGTCGACGCGCGCAACGCTGACCTCGCGCAGATGTACGCGGCCAGCCCCGCCAGCCACGACGCGTCCCGGCCGCAGGGCGGCGGGAACGGGAACGGCGCCCCGCAGCCGCAGCGGTTCGGCGCGCCGGCCGTCCACATCCGCCACGACATCTACGACCTGGTCGCGATCCAGCAGGCGGCCCGCAACCGGGACGAGCTGCCGGGCCTGTACCGCGACAACGCGCTGCGGGCCATCGAGCAGCACCGGTTCCCCGGCTCCCCGTCCCGGGAGGCCGCGCAGGCCAGCGTGGCGAAGCTGCTCGACACCGTGAACGACGACAAGTACGGGGAGCTGCCGAAGCGGATCCTGGCGACCGGGTCCCCCGCCTACACCCGGGTGTTCGGCCACGCCCTGCAGGTGGGGAACCCCGGCGCGCTCGGCAGCGAGGACAGCCGGATCCTGGCCCTGGGCGAGTCCCCGGACACCGCCGGCGGTTATGCCGTGCCGTTCCAATTGGACCCGACCATCATCCTGACGTCCTCCGGCGGGGTGTCGCCGCTGCGGGACATCTCCCGGGTGGAGAAGATCGTCGGGAAGGAATACGACCTGGTCACCTCAGCCGGGGTGACCGCCCACCGGGTCGCCGAGGCCGCCCCGAACGTGGACGACTCGCCGGTCCTGGCGCAGCCGACGGTGCGGGCCAACCGGGTGCAGGGGTTCGTGCCGTTCTCCGTCGAGCTGGAAGGCGACTGGAACGCGCTGCAGTCCCAGATGCTTGCCTTGCTCGCGGACGCGAAGGCCCTGGAGGAGGCTTACGCGGGCGGCGCCACGACCGGGTTCTTCCTCGGCACCGGCGTCGCGCCGCAGGCGGGCGGGATCATCACCACCCTGGTGGCGGGCAGCCAGGTCACCTCGGGCACGGTCGCGACGTTCGCGCTGGCCGACATCTTCAAGGTCAAGAACGCGCTCGGGAACAGGTTCCGGCCCCGCGGCCAGTGGGTGGCCAACTCCTCGATCTACGACCTGTGCCGCCAGTTCGGCACGTCGATCGCGAATATCTGGGCCGAGTCGCTGCAGGCGGGCGTCCCGTCCAGGCTGATCGGCTACCCGGTGAACGAGGGCACCGCGATGGCGGCCACCACCACGACCGGGTCGCTGAACCTGCTGTTCGGCGCGTTCGACCAGTACCTGATCGTGGACCGGGTCGGGATGAACATGGAACTGGTGCCCCAGCTGTTCCGGCAGCAGACCGCCGGCGCCGGGTTCGGGCTGCCCACCGGGCAGCGCGGGTATTTCGCCTGGTGGCGGAACAATGCGGTGATCCTGAACCAGAACGCGTTCCGCCTGCTGAAGATCCAGTAATGCCGCGGCCCGGCGAAAGGATCTGGGCGCAGGTAACCCCGGTGACGCTCGCCGCGTCACCGGTCGTGACCGGCTGGCTCGACACGACCGGTTTCACGAGCCTGCTGCTGTCGTGGGTGTTCACGAACTCGACGGGCACCACCACGCCGAGCATCGAGGGCAGCCTCGACGGCCTCACCCAGGACACCGACATGACGTATGCCGCGCTCGCCGGGGCCTCGCAGCTGACGACGGGCCTGGTGGTCGCGGTCCTGACCCCGTTCATCCGGTTCCGCGTCGTGCAGGCGACGGCGGACGCGACCCGCACCAAGTTCTTCGTGCAGGCAAGGGCGTGATGATCATGTCAGAGATCGTGGTGGCCGCCCAGGACGCGGCGGTCACGCTCGGCGACGACGGCGTCCCGCAGGTGATCATCTGCGGCGTCACCATGGCGCGCAGCACCCACCCGATCGTGACCGGGTACCCGGGGCTGTGGAAGCCGCTGGACGTCACCTACGACGTGGCGGAGCCGGAGCCGAAGGCGGCGGCCAGGACGCCGGCGGCGGCGAGGAAGCAGGGTGCGGGCCAGTGAGCGACCCGCGCCATGTCCTGGCCGTCCAGCCGCCGGTGAAAGCGGCCGGGCCGCTGGGCCTGTGCAACCCGTGCTGCGCGGCCCGCATCGCCGACCCGGGGCAGCCGCTGCGGGAGGCGGTGACGCTGGTGCCCGCGACGGTGCCGATCGGCGGGCCCGGCGGGCAGGTGATCGGCGTCGGGGTGGTGGCGCTGCCGCACTGCTGGGAGCACATCCCCCGCCCCGGCGCGGGGCCGGGGCTGATCATCGCCAGCGGCCACGTGCCGCGCACGTGACAGCGGCGATGCTGACCCGGGCCATGCCCCGGTCCCTGCTCAGGCGCTCCGGCTCGCGCCCCTGCCGGTGCGGGCATCCCCGCGGCGCGCACGAGCATTACCGGGCCGGCAGCGACTGCGGGCTGTGCCGGTGCCCGCGGTGGCGGCGATCACCTCCGGGACCGCGCCGGCGAGCTGATGGTCGCCGCCGGGGCGAGGGCCCGGGCCGGGACGATCCGCCGCCACATGCTCACCGCGCAGGCCGGGACAGCAACCTGAAAGGCAAGAGATGAGTTTCTACAGCGGCATCCCCAGCGAGCTGCTTTACAGCCTGCCGTCGCAGGTCACCAAGAACACCTACACCACGCAGGCCGTGTTCTCCCAGCCCGCGACCGGTGCGGTGGCCATCGTCCCGGCGAACTTCTTCTCCGGCAACCCCAACGGCATCGGCCGCGCGCTGCGGCTCACCGCAAGCGGCACCATCGCCACCACCGCGGCGGCGACATTCCAGTTCGTGCTCGGCTGGGACCCGACGCCGGGCACGCTCGGCACCACGCTGGCGACGCCGTGGCCGACGCTAGCGCCGACCGCCGCGACGACCTGCGTCTGGTGGCTGGATGCGGTCATCAGCGCCTCGGCGGTCGGCTCGGCGGGGCTGACGCTGAACACCAACGGGCTGCTGCGGATGTCGGTGGTCGCGTCGGGCACGCTGGCGACCGCGAACCAGGAAGTCCTGTTCGGCACGCAGAACACGGGCCTGGTCGCGACTGCGCAGGCGGCGATCGAGTTCTGGGGCACCTGGTCGGCGTCCGCGGCAGGCAACACGACCACGGTGCAGCAGTACATCCTGGCCGGCCTCAACTAACGCAGGAGGGGCCATCCGCGCCCTTAGCCGGGAGGTGACGGCCGGGAGGCGGTGACGGCTAGTGGCTGACCAGCAGTCACGCACCTTCCTGTACCAGCGCCGGGCACAGTCCGCGCCGCCGCCGCGGTCCCCGTCACCAGCGCCGCCGCTCCCGGCCGCGGCGCAGTCGCCCAGCCTGCTGCAGCACTCGCTGCCCCAGTCGCCCCAGTCGCCGCCGCTGACGGCCGTCTACACCGGGCTGTATCCCCAGGTGTACGGGGGGCAGCTGCCCCCCCCGGGGCAGCGGCCGCAGAACTCGGCCTTCCTGCTGCAGCGGGGCATGGCGCAGCAGCCGCAGTCACCCCAGATCCCGGGAGTCCCGCCGCCGGGGCCGGCCCCGGCGCAGTCGCCCGGCCTCCTGCGGCTGGGCCTGCCCCAGCAGGCACCGTCGCCGCAGCTGCCGGGGCTGCCCCCGCCGCTCCCCGCACCGCAGCAGGCAGTCACCCTGCTGCAGCAGGGCATGGCGCAGCAGCCGCAGTCACCCCAGCTGCCCGCTGGTCCCGCGCCGGTGCCCGCACCGCAGCAGAGCGCCATCCTGCTCCGGCTGGGCCTGCCGCAGTCGCCGCCGTCGCCCCGGCTGCCCCCCGCGGCGGTCATGCCGCCGCCGCCGCCCGGCGCTCAGGCCGCACAGTCGCTGACGCTGCTGCAGCAGGGCATGGCCATGCCGGGGCACTTCGCACAGCTGCCCCCCGCGGCGGCCATGCCGCCGTCCCTGGTCCCGGCCGGGGCGCAGTCGCCCAGCCTGCTGCGGCGGGGAATGGCCGTCGCGGGGCACTTCGCACAGCTGCCCCCCGTGGTGGCGGCGTTCCCGCAGCCGCAGCCGCAGCCGCCCGCGGCGCTCACCCTGCTGCGGTGGCCGCCCACGTTCCCGCTGATCAGCTCGGCACCGCTCATCGTCCCGCCGCCACCGGCCACCTACGGGACCGCCCGGCAGGGCACCATGACCATCCCGGGCACCGCCGCGGGGCAGTCTGCGGCCGCGCACGCTCAATCCGGGACCGGGGGCGACGCAGCGGCCTACGGGCCGGCCTACGAGCCGGCCTACGGGTCAGGGACGGGACACGCGCAAGCCGGGCAGATGAACGTCCCGGCCGCCCGGGACGGGCAGATGACGCTGCCCCGCGCACAGTGAGGCAACCAGGACAGGAGGACCCGGCTAGATGCCCGTGGACTTCACCCTGCCGCCCGACACCCGCGCTGTCGGCACCGGCAACCCGCCGCAGGACGTCGACAACATCGTCGACGCGCTCACCGCCGCGGGCGCCGGGCTGAACGTCCTGAACGCCGCCTACGCGGGCGGCGCCGACCCCACCGGGGCGAGCTTTTCCGACGCCGCGTTCCAGGCGTGCATGACCGCCGCCACCGGCACCGGCACCGGCACCCCCGGCGAGATGATCATCCCCCCAGGCGTCTACAAGCTCGCCGGGGACCTGCACATCACCGGGCCGCTGAAGATCCGCGGGCTGGGGCCGGCCAACGGCTACAACTCGGCGGTCACCGGGAACGTCTCCACCCTGCCCGCCGTCACCATCAACTGCGCCGCGTCGACGTACCTGTGGAACATGCCAGCGCAGGGGTACCTGTGGGGCGGCCTGGAGATGTCCGGGCTGAACATCAACTTCACCGGCACCGGCAACGTGTTCGACTCGGTGAACTTCGCCGACTCCGCGTTCCGCGACATGACCATCACCCTGACCCAGGCCGGGTCCATGGTCATGACCTGCTCCGGGTCCAACTCGGTGCTCAACGTCATCCACGAGCGGTGCACCTTCGTCACCACCAGCGCCACCCGCACCAGCCCCATGTTCTCCATCGTGTCGTCCATCGGCGCCGGCATCAGCAACAACACGTTCCTCAAGTGCAAGTTCAGCAACGCCGGGCAGGACAACACCCAGTTCATGGTGTACTTCGGCTGCTCCGGCACCGGGTCCGCCTACCACGTCGCTGACAATTTGATCGAGTGCTGGTTCGAGCACCCGTTCGGCGGGATCTACAAGTCCCTGTCCGGGTCCAACATCAAGGTCGACGGGTGCATCGCCTGGGACATCCAGGGCGGCAGCCCGCTCATCGGCAACAGCCTGTACTACTTCGGCGCCTACAGCGGGAACTCCGGCAGCCAGGGCGTCCTGGTCACCGCGTGCGGCCGGAACCTGAACGGCCCCGACGGCACCGCCACCAACAAGTGGGACGTCGAGTGCGAGGCCACCACCTCCGGGGTGCAGGTCCAGGGCTACTACACGACGCCGCTGAGCCCCTCGACCACCTACAACGTGTACTTCAACTTCCACGGCTGCAACGACGTGGTGCTGATTAACAACCAGTCGCCGCAGGGTGCCACGCTCAACGGCAACAGCACCACGGTGGTAACGAACCCGTCGCCGACGCAGGCCGTCATCTCCTCGGGGCTGGTCGCCCCCGCGCCGCAGGGCCTGTTCCTCCCCTCCGACGCGGCGTTCCTGGCGTGGAACTACGACCCGGCGGACATCAACGCGACCGCGTACGCGCCGGCCAGCGGGACCATCCAGGTGATCCGCATCCCGGTGCGGCAGGCCCTGTCCGTGACGAACGTGTGCCTGTACCAGCAGGTGGCCGGGTCCGGCCTGACCGCCGCGCAGAACCTTGCGGGCCTGTACACCTCCGCCGGCGCGCAGATCGGCGTCACGGCCGACCAGTCCGGGGTGTGGAACTCCGGCACGGACGTCCTCAAGACGATGGCGCTGGCGTCCGGGCCGTTCGCCGTCTCGCCGCCGTTCGCGTTCCTGCTCGTGCTGGCGGTGGGCACCACCCCGCCGACGTGGGGCCGCAAGCAGTCCAACTGGGCCAGCGCGTCCAACGCGAACCTGTCCGCCGCGCAGTCACGGTGGGCGGCCGGCGCGGCCGGCCAGACCGCGCTCCCGGCGTCGTTCACCCCGTCCACGTACCTGACGGCGGCGGCGGCGCAGGTCTGGGCGGCGCTGAGCTGATGGCACGTTATCCGCGGGGTCAGCCGGTCATCGTCTCGACGACCGTCCGGGACCGCTCCGGCACCGCCACCACCCTGCCCCTGGTGGTGAAGCTGGCGCAGGCTGACGGCACGCGGACGGCCACGGGCTGGCCCCGCAGCGGAAGGAGGCAGCCATGATCAGCGCCGGCGGCATGTACCCCATCGCGTTCGACGTCCTCGACGCGGCCGGCGCCCTGGCCCACGCCGCCACCGCCGCCCTGGTCATCACCCTGCCCGACGGCACCACCGCCAGCCCCGCGATCACCGACACGGCAGTCCCCGGCCAGTACCGGCTCAGCTACCAGACCACCATCCCCGGCCGGTACACCGCGCACGCCGCCACCACCGGGCCCGTCACCTCCTGGGACGACGAGTTCGACGCCGCCCCCGCGCCGTGGCCCGCGATCATCTCCCTCGCCGACGCCAAAGCCCAGCTGAAAATGCCGGTCACCGACCACACGCTCGATGACCTGCTGCGCGACTACTTGGCCGGGGTGACCGGCGCGATCGAGGAATACAAGCACGAGGTGATCGTCCGCCGCACCGTCACCGACAGGCTCGACCTGCGCGGCGCCGGCTGGTACGGGCACGGGCGGCGCCGGTTCCGGCTCTGGTCCGCGCCGGTGATCTCCCTGGTCTCCGTCGTGTCCTGGGACGGAGCTGTCACCTGGGATGTCACCCAGATGTCGGCGAGCGCGTCCGGGGTGGTGCTGGTGATGGGCGGCCTTCCGGTCACCGGCCTGGCCGACGTCGCCTACATCGCCGGGTACGCCCAGGTCCCGGGCCGGTACCGGCGCGGCGCCCTGGTCATGCTGCAGCACGTGTGGGAAACCCAGCGGGGAGGCTCCCCGCTGGGGGCGATGGGCGGCGTCATCGGCCCCGAGGAACATTTCAGGCAACCTGGCGAGTTCTTCACCATCCCCGCCAAGGCCAAGGAGTGGCTGGGGCCGCCCCGGCCGGTGGTGGCATGACGATCACCAGCCGCGTCCCGAGTTTGATCGACTACCTGGTCACCTTGTTCCAGAACGCCGCCACCCTCGGCACCGCCACGCCGAAGGTCACCGTCTACGACGGCCCGGTGGTCACCGCCGACCCCGAGCCCCTGGTCCTGTGGGTCGGCCTGTCCGACCCCGCCATCCCCGCCGAGTCGGCGCACTTCGAGCAGGACTGGGCCGCGATCGGCAGGCGGGGCCGCGACGAGACGACCACCGTCCACTGCTGCGCCGTCGCGTGGGGCGGCGCCGACTCCCTCGCCGCGCAGCGGGTCGCCGCGTTCGGGATCGTCGCCGCCGTCGAGACCCTCATGCAGGCCGACACGACGCAGTTCGGCGGGAACGTGCTGTACCCGGCGCCGGGCATCACGGCGGGGGCGCTGACCCAGATGAGCACGGACCGGGGGCCGGCCGCCCGCGTCGCGTTCGACCTGATCTTCAAGTCCAGGATCGGCGGCTAGGTCGCGCGCACGCGGAAGGACATCTCGGCTTCCGCATACCACTCAGGCACCGCGCCCCGGTCCACGCGGTACTTGTAGTGGCCGCCGAATTCGATGCGGGGCGCATCCATGAAGATGTACCCCTTCGCCTGCACCGCCTCGACGACCCGCCGGGCCTGATCAAGCAGGTTTGAGCGCTGCACCCACTCGCCGGGGTCGCCATCCGTGCCGGGCGTGAGCATCACGCGGATCTCATGCCACGCGAATAGCGCTGACGGGGCGAAGGTCGGCGCGCGCGTCATGACATCCGCCCAGCCGTATGGCTCAAGCAGCGCATGCCACTCATCGGGGCTCAGGTCCTGGGTTTTCACGTCGGCCATACCGCCAATGTACGGCGGCTAGGGCTCGTACCTGACGCTCACCGCGCGCCCGAAGGCATCCTTCCGGCCCTTGCGCGGCACCGCCTCCGCCGCCTCCGCGAACGCGGCCTCCATGACCGGGAGCAGACGGCGCAGCTCACGGCGTATCTGCCGCCTGCGCCGCATCCGCCACGGGAGAAACAGGCCCCGGTCATATTCCGCGACCAGCGCGGCGATCTGGTCCTCGATCCCGCGCACCTCAGCCCACCGGTCCGCCATACGGCCCAATGTACGGGAGAGCCAGTGTCCAAGGTCAAGAACATCAGCGGCGGCCCGCTGGACGTGCCGCTCCTGGACCGGGTCGTCGAGGACGGCGAGACCGTCGACGTGCCCGACTTCCAGCCGGACCACAGCGAGCAGGACCCCCTGCCGATCGTGTGGCCGCCGGACAAATGGGAGGCCGTCGCCGCGCCGAAGGTGGCCGCGGAGAAGGCCGCGAAGGCTGACAGCGGGAAGGGGGCGTAACCGGTGCCCACCTACGCGTCGGGACTGTCGGGCCAGGTCGGCGTCGTCACCGCGCCTTCGTACGGGGACAGCGCCACGGTCGTCACCCGGTTCTATGAGTTCCTCTCGGAGAACTTCGTCTTCAACCCGAACTTCCTCGACGGCCAGGGCCTGAAGGCGGGGCAGGCGTTCAACCGGGCCACCCGCACCGTCATGTCGCAGTTTGACGTCAACGGCGACCTGACCATGGAGCACACCGACGGGTCGGCCGCCTCCGCCGCCGCCGACTCGATGGGCCTGTGGTGGAAGCACTCCCTCGGCTCATCCGTGACCACGCCGACCCAGATCGGCGCCACCACCGCGTACAAGCAGATCCACACCCCCGGCTCCAAGGCGGGCCTGTTCGCGACCGCCCAGGTCGGCCGGCCGCAGATCAGCGGCGTCACCGTCCAGCCGTTCACCCAGATCGGCGTCAAGATCACCGACTGGGAATTCTCCTGCAGCGACAACCAGATCGCGCAGCTCAAGGTCACCTGCGACGCGCAGACCGAGCTCACCTCCGTCGCCCTGGCCGCCGCGTCCTACCCGGTGCCCAACGGCCTGTTCGCGTTCTCCGACGCGGCGAACTTCAAGCTCGGCGGCACCGCCACCACCGCGTCCGGCGAGACCACGATCGCGTCCGGCGTCGCGGTGCAGTCCCGGGTCACCGGGATCACGATCACGGGCAGTACACCGATGAAGACAGATCGTTACGGTTTGGGCAACGCCGGCCTGAAGGGAGAACCGATCGAGAACGCTATACCGTCTGTAACTGGTACGCTACAGACTGAGTTCTTCTCCCGCACCGAGTTCTACGACGTGTTCCGCGCGAACACCTACCAGCCGTTCCAGCTGGACTTCTCCCACTTCGACGGCGCCGGGAAGGACGCCGGCGGCGTCGCCTCCGGCCCGAACCCGTACCTGCTGAGCTTCATCATGCCCGCGTGCCGGTTCAAGAGCGCCGGCGTCAACATCAGCGGGCCCGACGTAATCCCCCAGTCGATCGGCTTCCAGGCGTACGACAACGGGACCGACCCGGTCATCCAGGTGAAGCTCGTGAGCAAGGAAGCCGTCGCCCTGTGATATTCAGCCTGTGGCCCCGCGTGATCATCAGGCTCGGCGACGGCGAGCAGCATGTCTTCGACCGCAGCCGCCTGATGTTCACCGAGGTCGCCGAGATCGAGAAAGTCACCGGCCTGTCCTACGGGGAGTGGGAGCGGGAGCTGGGCCGGTACTCCATCACCGCCATCGGGGCGCTGGTCCACGTGCTCCGCAAGCGCGACGACATGCCGTCCGACTTCGCGACGATGCAGTTCAACGCCGGCCAGCTCGAGGTGCTGCCCGTCCACGACGACGGCACCGAGTACACGGTGGAGGAGGCGGCGGCGGAACTGACCAGGCGCATCGAGCAGGCGCGGGAGGGGCCGGGCCCTACCCCCGCCGCGGCCGCCGCCGCGGCACCCGGGAGCAGCGGCCCGGCTACGACCATTACAAGCCCGCCTTCGCCGCCATCCTCCATATCCGCCCGTGGGAATGGGAACGGCTCACCTGGCAAGACTTCCTCATCTGTAAAGCGCACATCGACGCGCAGCTAGAAGCCCAGGCGAAACGGGCGGCGGCTAACGGCGCGGGTCAGCGGGTCAGGTAAGGTCCTGCGCCACGCGCCGACGGCCAGCGACATGACAGATGCGACGGCGAGGGCCAGGAGAAGTCCCGTGCCCTCAATGATCCAGTAAATGTGCCACATCCCGCTACGTTAACCGCAGGGAGACGTGCATGCCAGACCCCGGCGCCGTCCAGCTGCATGCCCTGGCGGCGCGGCTGCGCGCGGCCGGCACCCAGGGGCAGGGGCTGCGCCGCGAGCTGATGAAGGCCATCACCGAGGCCGCCCGGCCGCTGGCGGAGGAGATCTCCAGCGTGGGGCACCTCGAGCCGTACATGCCGGACCGGTACGCCGCCGTGCTCGCCGCGGACCTGTCCGTCAGGGCGAAGAGGAGCTTCTCCGGCGACCCGGTCATCTCCGTCCGCGCGCAGGCCCGCGAGCACAAGCGCAAGGTGGCCATGCTCGACGCCGGGACCATCAACCATCCCGTCTGGGCGCAGGGGCCGCGGAAGACGTGGCGGTGGTCGAACCACCAGACCGGGGGCATGAAGGCGGGATTCTTCACCGATCCGTGCCGGGACGCGGCCCCGCAGATCCGCGCCAAGGTCATGCAGGCGCTGACTGACACCGCCAGGCAGATCGCGCCGTGAGGGGAAGCCGTGGCTGACCGCCTGCAGACCCTGATCTTCGAGATCATCACGCGCGACCACGCGTCCGCGGGCCTGTCCGCGATCGGCCATTCCGCGTCCGGCGCGGCCGGGAACGTCGACAGCCTCACCCGGCGGCTGAACGAGGTCGGCCGCAAGACCGCGCAGGCCCGCGTCGCGCTGGCCGGGGACAGGGAAGCGCTGGCGCGCCTTGACGCGATCGAGGCGCGGCTGGTCAGCCTCAGCCGGCGCACCGCCTCGCCGAAGCTGACCGTCGAGGGCGCGGCCCGGGCCATCGCCGAGATCTCCGCGCTGGACGTCGCCCTGGACAAGGTCGGCGGCAAGGGCGGCGCGGCGCAGCAGGCCACCTCCAGCCTCGGCGCCCTCAGCGGCACGACCGGGGTGTCCGGGATGGGCGCCCTGATCGGCGCCGGGGTCGTCCTGTCCCCTGTCATCGCCACCCTCGGCATCGGGCTGGCCGGGTTCGGGGCCGCCGCGTACGGGGCGATCGCCCCGATCGAGAAAGCCGCGCAGAAAACCGGCGGCCTGCAGAAGAACATGCACCTGCTGAACCCCGAACAGCAGCAGCTCGCCACGTCGATCCTGGG